GAACGAGGTCTGGAAACGCTGCGTGGTGAACTGGTTGAACTCGAAGTCCGAGTTGATGCCAGTCGGACGATCCTCACCAAGAGCCCACAGCAGATCCTGCGTGTTGACCACACGCGCGGTCTCCTGCTCGTCGATCCTCAAATAGTATCCGCTTTGCTGCTGCACGGGCACGATCTGCGCGTACTGCGTGATGGGGAAGCGGTTGACGCTGCGAGTGAACTCGATCTGAATCTGCCCGGTAGCGGCAGAGAAAGTGGGGACGAAAGTATTCAGTCCACCACCAATTCCTTCAAGAGCCATGTTTCATTTCTCCTTTTGTTTGTTGGTTCGGCTGTTGGATCAGGCGAAGCGAGCGAATCCAGCAATGCGCTGGATACGGATGATGGTTCCAGATGCCGCGCTCTGAAGTGCCACATAGCCGTTGTAGTTCAGACCCGAGGTGCTGGACTGTGTGATGGCCTTGCCATCGCTGTCCGACTCCACCATCGCGCCGCGAGTGATGTTGCCACCAGCCTCAACCAGCACGACATCGCCACCCTGAAGGGTGATGGGGTCGCCAGTCTCCGCGTGATTTGCGCTGTTGAACGCCTTGGTGCTGCCGTCGCTCACGCCGAGAACCGGAGTGGTGATGCCAGCGGCCTGAAGGCCAGTATCGTCATCCGAGGTCGAAGGCTTGACGAAGCGGTAGGGCAGAATCGTGCCGCCCGCGATAAGTGCCGGAGTATCAGAGAAAGATCCCATTGTCTTTTGTCCTTTCGATTAGGCCGTCTGGCCCGTGTACTTTGCGAACAGTTGCTTGAACTTGGCGAGGTCACCAGCGGCCTCATGCACCGCACGAGCGGTCGCCACCTTGGGGTCGAGGGTTTCGCCACCCTCATCGGTCACGGTGTGCTGCGCCACGGTCGGAACATTCAGCGGCAGGCGGGCCATCGTGGCCTTCCAGAACGCGATCTTCGCGCCGGGGTTGGCAGCGTCCGACAGTTCCTCCACCATGCTGTTTCGGAACTTGCCACAGCGGTAGCCGTCGCGGATCATGGAATCGACTTCCTTGCCGAACCGCTCCAACTTCAACTGCTTCTCCAGTTCCTGCACGCGAGCGAACAGAGCCTTCGTGGACTTGTCACCCTTGCTCATCTTGGCCTTTCCGCCGTAGGCGGCTTCCATCTCCTCGTCCTCTTCCTCTTCCTCGCCCTGATGCGAGCCGATATCGACATGCACGCCGTCGGCGAAGTTCTCTTCGTCCTCGTCGCCGTCCATTGGGCCAGCGAACTCCATGCCCTCGGCGGCCATCGCCTCGGCATCAGCCTCCTCGGCCATCTTGTCCTCGTCCTCGTCAACCGCGCACTCCATAGCGGCAGCCTCCAGAGCCTTCTTGGCCTCCTCGTCGGCTTCCATCTTCTTCTTCATCTTGCTGGGCATGTTCTTTCCTTTGGTTCCTGCGGACGGGACGAAGGTGTTGAGTCCTCCGCCGACGCCAATTTCATCAAACTTTTCCTTGGAGTCAATAGAAACGCGCACCACTCCAAGAGGACGCTCAAAGACCACCTTTGAGCCGTGCTTCGTGAACCGAGTGTCAGGCAGCGGCCTGCGTGGCGTATCGCGCCCGAGCAGAGCCACCTCCGACAAGTGATTGTCTTTCCAAATCTCCGCGCTGCGGCGAGGGAATGCGTTGGTCGCCAGCAGCGAATCGAACGCCTCCTTCGGCATCTCGACATCGCCGACCACATAGGCAACGCCGTTGCGCTCCTCGTAGCGGACGCTGGTGATGTCGCCGACCGCCTCGGGCCGCGTGGGCTTGCCGTCCTTCTCGTGTTCGATGACGAGTTTGGGACGCGAGCCGCGCTGGATGAACTTCCCGGTGCGTGAAACGATGTCGCGCACCTTGCGATTGTCGTAGCCCTGCATGGCCTCGTCATCGTCCGAGTCGATGGACGGATCGAAGCCCATGAACAACTCAAGGTTCTTGATACGAACCTTGCCTTCTTCGGTCTTTTCGACGGTGTGGGATGCTGGCATGGTCAATGGCTTCGGTATTCGCGTTCGGCTTCTGAAATCAGAGTCTTGAGGATTGGGCCGTAGCCAGACGAACTAGCATTCGCCAGTTCCATCGCGCGGGCATTCCAATACGAAGCCTTGCGGAATCCGATTGCTGCAAGGACTTCCGGCCCCTGATTGATCAGTCGCGCAAGAACATCCGCAATTACTCCATGCTTTGCAGCCTTCACGCCTTCCGACTTGCTTGCAAGACGGCGATGCACATCAACAAGCGAGCGCAGTTCCGACTTTGCTCGCTCAACCTCGGCGCGATTGAATGACAGTTCAAACCGCTCCTTGCGGCCCTTGCCGAAGTAGAAGCGATCCTCGACCTTGAAGGTCGCCTTCGCGCCGGGGCGGGAGGCACGAATCTGATACGGGAACACGGCAATCGCCTGCATCTTTCCGCGTTGAATTTGGCTTGGCATTTCAACCAAGTACCTTTCGCCGCCCGTTAGTGAGTCGTAGATACGCCTGACAACCGTGCCTTTTACTACGCCAGTTGCCACTTTGACCTTGACAACCTGTCCAACCTTGAATTGATTCATTGGCTCGGTTTCAGCAAACACCGCCTTCTCGCCGGGACGGGAGGCAAGAATCTTGCTCGCGGCTCGTCGCGCACCAGCCTCGGTCGAATAGAACTTGGACTCCACGAAGCGATCATTTGCCTCTCCGGGCACAACCTGCTTCTCCTCCTGCATCACGGTCACAACCCATCGACCGTCAGCCTGTGGGCCGCTCAATTCAACGCGCTTGCTGCCCTTTCGCGCAACGACTTCACGCGCCATCATGTCCTTTTCGCCGGGGCGGGAGAACTTGTGAACACGGCTTGCGTCAAGAATCTTTCCGCCCTTGAGCATTTCCACAAATGCTTCCGTCATTCCACGCGCATCCTTTTCTCTGCTGGGCAAATGATAAGACTGGGTGCTGCCCATGATCCCATTCCAATGTCCCTGCTCGGTGAGCGGCGTGTATCCTGCACCACGAAGCCATTCGTGTGCCTTGCGAATGACTTCATCAATCTGCTGCTGCGACCATCCACGCTCAAGCAAATACTTGTGCTGACTGTTAGCCATTCTTCACCTCCACATTCCAGTAGCGTCCGATGGACTGCACCGGAGCCGTCGCGCTGTAGCCGTTGCTCGCCACGCGGCGAGCGAAGTTCCCAGCCACATCGCCGTCCTCAAACGAAATGACCAGCGCACCGCCGCCAGTCTCGACCGCACGCCATCCGCCCTCGGGCATCTGCTTCTCGGAGAGCAGTTTGCCAAGCATGGGCGAGGACGAAGCCGCCGCAAATCCCTTGCGGTCAAGGCTCGACGCATCGAACCGCTCGGGCTGGCCGGGGCGGGAAGAGCGGGCCTTTCTTTCTTCCCTTGCGATCTCGTCTAGAGCAAAGTTGATTTGCTCACGAATGCGACGCAACTGATTAGCGATACGAGTTGCTTCCGGCTCCTTATCGCCAATTCTCTTTTCGTCCTTTAGCAACCTGTCGCGCTGCTTGACGAGTTCGGTCAAATCAGCATTCAAGGTTTGCAAGCGTCCAAACCGCTCGGGCTGGCCGGGACGGGAGAAGGCCAAAACATTAGCGGCGCGAGCAACCGCAGACCATCCCTTGTCCTCCCAAAACTCCGGATCATCCTCAAAGATTCTCTGCATTTTGCCCATTGCGCTCACCGCTTCATCGGTGTTGCGGGCGTGGTTAGAAATCCAATTTCGCAAGTGTCCCAACTCTTGCGAAGTCATTCGTCGCTCAAACCGCTCGGGCTGGCCGGGCTTGCCGAAGTAGAACCGATCTTCTGTCTTGTTGGTCATCGTTTGAATCCGGGGTCGGGGTAGTCGCCTCTGTCGATGATGCGTTGCCGGGTTGCGTTATACCGTGCCAACGCAGCACGATCTAGAGTTTCGTCCTTGCGGATGAAGCCCATGCTCTTGGCCTCATCGAAGGTGACAGGCTCTAGCGAGCCTCGGCAGTTGAAGCCGTTCGGCGGCACAAGACCCTGCGAGCGCATGTCAGCCGCCGTGGCTATGTATCCATCCATCTGCCAATGCGATCCGGGGTTCTTGCTCTTGCCCTTCGGGCGGTACACGCCGCCCGGTGCGCCGCGCGTCCGACTGTCGTGAATCTCGACCAGCCGCACAAGTGGAGCCCATCGCGCAACCGCAGGGCTGTCCATCGTTTCTGCTGTGGCTTCGTTGTAGGCCGTTGCCGTGTTCGTGCGGTAGACCGTCTCCAGCCGCGCAGAGGTCATGCCGATGATGCCTTCGACTTGCGCCCTGCGGATGAACGCCGAGAGGCTCCCGGTCTTCAACCCCTTGGGGATGGACTGGTTCACCATGCTTTGCGCGATCAGGTCACGGATGCGGCGAGCCTGCGCGTCGGTCGCGCCCTTGACACGGAACGATCCGGACAGCGTGTCCTGCAACGCTTGCAGCCGCTTGGACAGGTCGCGGATGGCTTCCCGGCTCTCGGCCTTGGCGATGCGCTCGGCTAGTCGTCGCATCTTCGCCCGGATACGGCGAACCTCCAACCATGAGCGCGGGATGCGGTTCCTGAACGCCTGCACAGCCTTCCAGTACGCGCCGG